AGATTTAATTAGAAATATTAGAAGTGATATGTTATCTGCATCAGACTGGACTCAGATAATAGATTGCCCATTAAGTAATGCAAGGAAGGCAGAATGGGCTACTTACAGACAAGCATTAAGAGATTTACCATCTTCGCATGAATCAACTACAAATATTAATGATGTAGTGTTTCCAACTCAACCAGATTAAATATACAATAGAACAGAGGTAAAATATGGCAACCCATGATTATTATTTAGAAAACCAATCAGGAGCAGACTTTAGGGCTGATCTTAATGATGTTCTACAGGCAGTTTTAACGCTTAATAGCTCTGCTATTGAGCCAACAACTACAGCAGCTTATATGCTGTGGCTTGATACTGCTAATGGCGTTCTTAAAATAAGAAATGGTGCTGATGATGCTTGGGTTATCTTGCCTCTTAGTATTAGTGCAGATAACACTGTAGACATTAATGCTGGAACAATTGATGGCATATCACAACTTACTTTAGGTTCTAGCACTAGCGTTAATAGCATTTTAGATGAAGATAATCTTAATTCAGATTCTCCAACAGCATTAGCCACACAACAATCAATCAAGGCTTATGTTGACTCACAGGTTACTGCTCAAGATTTAGATTTTCAAGGCGATAGCGGTGGAGTCTTATCTATAGATTTAGATTCAGAAGTTTTAACACTCAATGGCGGAACTGGTATTGATACAGTTGGCTCTGAAAACACCATGCAGTTTAGTATTGATTCTACTGTTGTAACTTTAGTTGACGTTCAGGTCTTAACTAATAAAAGCATAGATGCTGATGACAACACCATTACAAATTTAGAAGTTGATAACTTAAAAGCAGGCGTCCTTGATACAGACCTAGATGCAGTATCTGCTTCAGATGACACTCTAGCTTCTGCTAAAGCAATTAAAACTTATGTAGATGCTAATATAACTGCTCAGGATTTAGATGTTTCAGATGGCACAACAAGCATTGCTATAGACCTAGATTCAGAAACACTATCTTTATTAGGTGGAACTGGGGTTAGCTCAACAGCTTCTGGTGATGGCGTTACCTTTGCTATTGGTCAACCAGTAGGCACAACAGACAATGTATCTTTTGGAGTTGTAACCGCTAATTTAACTGGTCAGGCTTCAGACATATCTAATCACTCAACATCAGACTTATCAGAAGGAACAAACCTTTATTATACAACTGCTAGATTTGATACAAGACTAGCAACCAAAGACACAGACGATTTAACAGAAGGAAGTAACCTTTATTACACTGAAGCTAGATTTGATACAAGACTAGCAACCAAAGACACAGATGATTTAACAGAAGGGCTGAACCTCTATTACACTCAAGCTAGATTTGATTCTGCTTTAACAGCCAAATCAACATCTGATTTAAGTGAAGGGGCAAATTTATATTACACAAATGAAAGAGTAGACGATCAAGTATCTGCTTTAATTCAAAGTGGCACAGGTATAAGCTGGGCTTATGATGATGGTCTAGGAACATTAACACCAACCATATCACTCAGCCCATTTTCAACAACAAATCTTTCAGAAGGTACTAATCTTTATTACACTACTGCAAGATTTGATTCAGCTTTTGCTGGTAAAGATACAGGTGGATTAACTGAAGGCTCAAACCTTTACTACACATCTGCTAGATTTGATTCTGCTTTCACAGGGAAAAGCACATCAGACCTATCAGAAGGAACAAATCTTTACTACACAACCGCTAGATGGGATTCTAAGCTGGCAACAGCAGACACAGATGATCTTAGTGAAGGCACAACCAACCTTTATTACACAGACACTAGGGCAAATTCTGCTATAGATGTTAGGGTTAATAAGGCTTTTGTTGATGCTTTAGACGTTCAAGCTGCAAGCGTAGATGCTAACAGCGTTGCTCTTGGCACAGACACAACTGGCAATTATGTTGCTACCATCGCAGGAACTAGCAATCAAATAGAAGTTTCAGGCTCAGGCTCAGAAACTGCTGCTGTAACTGTTTCCTTGCCCAATGATGTTAGTGTTGCAAACAATTTAACTGTTGCAGGAAACCTTACAGTTAATGGAACACTAACCAGCCTTGATACAACAAATCTAGCGATAGAAGATAACCTGTTTGAATTAAATGCAGGATTAACAGGAACGCCTGTTAACGATTCTGGTATGTTAATTAACAGGGGTGATCAAGATAATGGCGTGTTTATCTGGGATGAATCAGCAGATAAATTTACACTAGGACTAACCACAGCCGATGGCACAGCCACTGGCAACATCACACTTTCATCACTTGGAACTTTAGTTGCGAACATTGAAGGCAATATAACTGGGGATGTTACTGGCACAGTTTCAGACATATCTAATCACGATACTGGCGATTTAACTGAAGGCTCAAACCTTTACTACACAGATGTAAGAAGCCGAGCAGCTATTTCTGCTTCAGGTGATATTTCTTACAACAGTTCAACTGGTGTGATTAGCTTTACACAAGCAACAGCCCCAGTAACCAGCGTTAATACACTAACTGGTGCTGTGGTTCTAACTACTGCTAACATCAGCGAAAACACCAATCTTTACTACACAGATGCTAGAGCAAGAGCTGCAATATCTGAAGGTTCAACCCAGCTATCTTATGATTCTGGAACTGGTGTTTTAACTTATACACAGGGCAATACTGATACAGTAGCCGAAGGCTCAACCAATTTATATTATACACAAGCTAGATTTGATTCAGCCTTTACAGCCAAAGACACCGATGATCTTAGCGAGGGAGCTGGCAATTTATATTACACACAAACTAGATTTAACTCAGCTTTTACAGCTAAATCTACTAGCGATTTATCAGAAGGCACTAACCTTTATTACACAGATGCTAGAGCCAACTCAGCCATTGATGCTAGGGTTACCCAATCATTTGTTGATGCATTAAATGTTACCGCAGCAGGCGTACAAGCTAACTCTGTTGCTCTTGGAACTGATACCACTGGAGACTATGTCTCTAGCTTGGTTGCAGGCACAGGCGTAACGCTAACAAACAACAGTGGCGAAACAGCCACACCAACTGTAGCTATAGGACAAGCAGTTGCGGCAACAGACGATGTGACTTTTGCAACTGTTACTGCTGCTGATTTTATTGGCGATCTAAATGGTGCTGTTAGATTTGCTGCCAAAGCAGATGTTGCCTTAACTAAAGGACAGGTTGTTTATATTTCTGGAGTATCTGGAGAAGTTGCAACTGTTGGTTTAGCTGATGCAGACAATGCAGCAACCATGCCTGCTTTTGGATTGGTTTTTGCTGATGCTAATGCCAATGCTTCAGTGGACATCGTTACCTTTGGCTCTTTACTTGGTCTTGATACTTCTGGCTTTAGTGTTGGAGATATTATTTATGTTTCAACTACAGCAGGTGCATTAACAGCAACTCCACCAGCAGGCGAAAGCTCACAAATACAAAACATTGGCAAGGTTCAAAGAAGCCATGCTACCGCAGGGATTATTAAAGTTGGCGGTGCTGGCAGATCAAACGCAACCCCTAACCTTAACTCAGGCAAGGTTTTCTTAGGTGATGGCTCAAATCAATCAGTTAGCACAACACTGGACACTTCTGTTGTTCCAGAGAACACCAATTTATATTACACAGATGCTAGGGTTAACAGTCATCTATCAGGCAGCACTGGCGTTACTTACAACGATGGAGCTATCTCTATCGGTCAAGCCGTAGCAACCTCAGACAGCCCATCTTTTGCAGGACTTACACTCACTGGCACAGGTGCTTTACAAACTCCAGTAGGAACAACCGCACAAAGACCTACAGCAGCCAATGGCTTATTTAGATACAACTCAGACGATGCACAATTTGAAGGCTATGCAGACGGAGCATGGGGTGCAATTGCTGGGGGTGGTGGTGGCTCTGCTATGGAGACCAACAACTTTACAGGTGATGGCACAACCACAGCATTTACATTAAGCAGCAATGTTGCAAATGAAGATAATCTCATTGCTTTCATTGAAGGCGTTTACCAAAACAAATCAGACTTTGTGGCTTCAGGCACAACGATTACTTTCGATACTGCTCCTGTCAGTGCTAGAAGCATTGTGGTTTACCACATTAGAGCTTCTATCAGTGGCAGCAGTGTTATACAAAACGCTTTCACAGGCGATGGCTCAGACACAACCTTCACGCTGTCAGTAGCACCGCAATCTGAGAACAACACTCAGGTTTATTTGAATGGTGTGTATCAAAACAAAGACACTTACTCAGTCAGTGGCACAACTTTAACCTTCTCTGAAGCTCCAGCTAACACTGTGGCTATAGAAGTGATTATGTTTGCCCAGACTTCTATCAATGAGCCTGCTGCTGGTACAGTGGCAACGGCTACCATTCAAGACGGAGCAGTTACCAGTGCTAAGTTAGATACCAATATTGCCATAGCAGGAACTCTAACAACCACAGGCGAAATCACAGCCAATGGCGGCATAGCATTAGGCGATAGTGACAAAGCTACGTTTGGTGCTGGTGATGATCTACAGATTTATCATGATGGTTCTTCGCGTATTGCAAGCTCTACTGGGAATCTGATTATTAGTGATACTGATGGAGACATTTTCATACAAGCAAAAGCAGGTGAAAACAGCATAAGAGCAAACAATGACGGCTCTGTTCTTGTTTACTTTGACAACGCAGAAAAACTAGCCACCACCTCCACAGGCATAGATGTTACTGGCACAGCAAAAATAACTGGAAATTTTCCAAGACTATATTTTGAAGATACTGCTGGTTCAGATTTAGATGCTTACATAGTCAACAATGCTAATTTATTAGTCTTTGGTAAAACCAATAACCCTACAGCAATTAATGACATTATGGCTATAGACCTAACTAATAAAAGAGTTGGTATTGGTACGACTTCGCCTGATGCAAAACTAGAAGTTGCTGGTAGTGCAAACAGCACTTACCTAATTGTGGGTGGTGATGACTCTTCAAACGGACGAGCGTTAAAATTTACATCTTCTGCCAGTGCTGCTTTTAATGGTGCGGTTCATACTATTAATGCTCCATCTTCTCAGGGTGTTATAGCATTAGCTACAAGTAGCACAGAACGCATGCGCATAGACTCCAGTGGTAATCTCTGGGTTAACTACATACCCAATAACCTTATGGGTGGTAAAATAAATATTGGTTTTAATGGGTCAACGAGCGATGGCATAGATATTCTTGACACTGTTAATGCTAGTGCCGCATGGTTTATGGCTTTTCGTAATTCAGGGGGTACAACTGTAGGTAAAATACAAAGAAACGGAGGGGATGTTTCTTATTTAGGGTCATCAGACCAACGCCTCAAAGAAAACATTGCAGATGCTGAAGACGCTGGCAGCAAAATAGACTCTATTCAGGTGCGACAATTTGATTGGATAGCTGAAGGCGAGCACCGAGATTATGGATTTATCGCACAGGAATTGATTGAAGTTGTCCCAGAAGCTGTAGGGAGCGTCAGAAACGCAGAAGAAATGATGGGCGTAGATAATAGTAAGCTAGTTCCAATGCTTGTTAAAGAAATACAATCACTAAGAGCAAGAATCACAACACTGGAGAACGCATAGATGGCTACAACTAAAATAACCTCAGACAACATCACCGATGGAGCTATTACCAGTGCTAAATTAGATACTAATATTTCGATAGCAGGAACTCTTGGGGTGACTGGTGATGCAAACTTTGATAGTAATACTTTATTTGTAGATTCCTCTGCTAACAACGTGGGTATTGGTACTAGTTCGCCT